GTAAGAAAGAATCCACCCATCTCACCAATGCGCATGGGTCGCGTAGCCGCCAACGTAATCGGCGCACCGACAAAACCGGCTGATGACAACACAACATTGTCAACGCATATCTCGCCCGCATTGCCGTTACGAAAAAGCTCGACCACATGAAAGGCATCATCCCAGCCAGCAGGCTGAGCCACAGTCATGCGCCCGCTCGTCTGGTCTGCCCCACAATCAAAATAAAGAGCGTCAGCGTATGTCAGATGACAAGAAAGCCGCTCCGTTTCGAAGTCGACCGCCCCCCAGCCAAACGTAGAATTATTTGCCGCCGTGCCGGTTTGCTTTTGGACAATGAATATTGTCGTGTGATTACCAGTGCTTGACACAAATGTGTTTAGTACTGCAACGTCTGGTGTAAGATTCAGTTGATTACCTCCACCAAATCGCAGCACCGGCAGGCCATTCTGAACGTTCGTCATGAAGTATGGCCGTGGTGCGCCAGTGTTGGAGAAGATGAACGCATTGGAAGATTCATCTATCCACGTATCGACCTGCGTACCGTTTGCCTGCGCAAGCGAATCAGCACGCAGCCACAAGCCAAGACCGCTAAGGTGCGAAGGGTCAAACGTACCGCCGACAAAGTTCGCTACACTGGTGGGGGCAATGTCGGGTAAGTGCCTGCCTGTAGCATTGGAATAAAACCCATCCACGTCTTCATAGGCAATCGTTAGAACGTCGCCACCAAGCGCAGGAGCACCTAAGGTGAAATGCACATGCGTTTTGTCCGTCTGCCGAACGGCGCTTGATATTGTTGCGGGACTGCCATTAATAGTGATCGTAAAGCCACTGGTATAGTTAACGGATTTAACTTCATCGTTAAATACGGCATCAACAATATCATCGCCAACACCCCCGATGGATGCTGAAGCGAAAGTAAGACTGCCGCCGCCGGAAATATCGGCACCCACTTCGGAAGCCAACATATTCGCGCCGCCATTCTTCGTGAATGTGTGATCGTTTCCTACACCGGCAGCAATACTCACAAACTGTAGATCGCCGATCAGTTCATTGCTTGCATCAATCAGATCGTAAACAGTCTGTGTCCACGCACCACCATCACCATTACTGTGCTCAATATCCAGCATACCTATACGCGTGTAATGAGTGCCGGAGCCGGTTTTTATAATGGCGGTTTGGCAGCCACAACTTAGAAGAAGATCGCAAAAGCTGGCATGATGAGTGAAGGGAAAATCAAAGCCATACTTGCAAGCCCAGCTTTCAGCAAACACACAGCGTGTAAGCTCACCAAACTTGATGCCTGTGTAATGGCCGAATACTTGAACTCCTTCGATATACACGTAATCGCCAGTGTTATTACCTGGCACTTTCACGCCGTAGGAATTGCTGTGAGTAGGTTCGGCAATTAACGGGAGGCCAGCCGTGCCTGTGTAGTTAAACGAGCCTGTGTACACAAGAACGTGCTCAAAGCGATTTGAAACGCTTTTTTCAAAATTAAGGCATGTAAACGTCGGGTTGGGCGGCACTTCAAAAATGAGATCACGGAGATTTACTCGTGTGTTGTTGTAAAGGCCGGTGATCGGCGGAGCCATTACAGCCGCGCCAGCAGGCGGAACACTGGCAATCATTGCCGCTGTGCCTGATGCGCCCGTGAGTGTGCTTTTCAAGACAGTATAAGCAAGCGGCGTAGCGAGGCCAGAATTTGAATAGAACTGAGTCGGCGGTGTTAACGCTCCAATAACATTGATAGTTGCGGGGTTCTCTGTGTTATCGCGTTTTGGGATTACAATTTGCGCATTCGCGGCGCTCGTATCCTGCAGCGCACCGCCGATGATGTACTCACCAGCTGGTATATAAATGGTGCCACCGCCTGCAGCCGATACGGTGCTGAGGAGAGATTGAAACGCCGCAGTATCATCGGTTACACCGTCACCAACCATTCCATTGTCTTTGGCATCCCACCATCCTGCCGGGAGTCCACCGCCTCCACTGCCCGCCTCGAGCGCATCGACGCGCGTATCAAGTGCAGCATCGGCGGACTGGAGCGCCGTGATGTTTGTTTCAGCCGTATCGAGACGCGCATCTGTCGCAGTGTCCACAGACTGAAGTGACGTAATCGAGCCTTCAGCCGCATCGAGCCGAGCATCGAGTGAAATGTCAGTGCCCTGAAGAACGGTGACCGTGGATTCAAGTGAATCAAGCCGAGTATCGGCGGCAGTATTAGCGGTAACGAGAGATGCAAGCTGCGCCTCGAGTTCCACGATGAAGTCTTCATCCAGCCCAGCAATCATCACATACTGCTTGTCAGGAATGTTCTTGTCTGTCGCGGTTGTGCCCTGCTGCGCTCTTGCAAACGTAATGTTATTGCCGACCGGCGCAACCGTAACGCGCAGGATCTCACGATCAGGATCGAGTGATGGCGTGGCGTAATCCGTTGCATTCCAGCAGGTCAGGTTGAACGGCACGGATGGCAGGCGCGATGCATCGCCAGGAAAGAGCGTTGCGGTGGTTGCGGCGGCATCGAAGCCGATTGCAACTCTCACCCATACAAAGTTTTTGAAATTATCAAAAGCCATAAAAGCAAAATGACCACGAACGGGTTGGGGCCGATCCTCCCGTCCGTGGTCGTTTCAAGTCAGGAGAAGGAGGGAGGTAAAAATCCCTTGTCACAATGCGAAAGCTGCAATCACGGTTTCTTTTCCACTTTCGGCGCCGGCGACACGCACGGCTGCGGAAGGCACGAACATTCGCACTTGCAACCGCCTCGTGATGGCAATTGAAACGCGCTCAGCTTCTGACACGCCTGCATCAATCCAAGCGAAAAGCAGAAGAGCATTGCCGCGAAATACAGCCGCCATTTCATCAAGTGTCACGATTGAACCATTGCCATAACAGAGCTGCTAAGAGCAGCGAAATGCATATGCATCCGATGCCGATGAGCAGGTTTTGCATCAGCCTTGCGGCGGTGGCGGCACGTCCGGCCAGTTTTCCCAGCCTTCGGCCACATAATCGCTATCAGCGTAGAAGCGCGGATGACCTGGAGCATTCGGCACGTGATAAATAATCACGTTCGGCTGCGGATAGTAGGGCACCTGAAGCTGCGGCTCTACGACGTTCTCCGCATCGCGCTTGTTCCAGAGATATTCAATGCCCTGCATAATGCAATCGAGTTTTCTATGCAGTAGCTCGCGATCCTCACTCGGTGAGAGTTCCGCAAGCACTTCCTTGTATGTCGGCTTATCTGCCATAAACACCTCACGCAACCGCGACGCCGATTCGCCTTCGATACCAGCGCGCGCGTTCCTCACAATTTGCCTTCACCTGCTGGGCGCTAAGCCCGCGGCCATTGACGCTCACGTCGTGATGATCTGCGGCTTTCGCCGTCTTCACGTCCCAGGCATCAGCCGTTGCTTTCATTGCGCCATCGCTCGTGTATGTGCCGTCTTCTTCCGAATAGGGCAAAAGGCACGCGGCCACTTCACTCGCCGATAGCACCGGATGCTTGGCGCTCTGTGCGTGCATCTCAACGAATGCTGTGGCCTCGTTACCGCTCATCGTCTCTTTGGCGCCTTTACTGCTTTGGTTTCAGGAGGCGCTGCGATCGCTTTTGCTTCACTCTCGTCAAACCGGTAGCTCTCGAGCTCCGCCTTTTCGATCTCGCATCCCTTGCCGACCAAAAGACGGCGAGCGTCGGGATGTCGCTCCGGCACTCGCCTTCCATCAGCAGTAACAAACCAGCTTTGCTCAGCAACCACTTTCATTTACGGAGTCACGACATCAGCATTCACGAATGCGCTTGGCCTTCGAATAGCCAATGCAAGCCTTGCCTCGCAGACGATCGTCTGGAGGTTCTTGATGATGTCGTCGTCCTTGAGGCCCACGATGAAGGTCACACCCCAGCGCTCGAAGATCGTCCCGAACGTGAAATCACCCACGAGGGCAAAGCCTGCTGTCATAGCTGAGGACGGCACGACAGGCACGCCAAACACGCGCGACACGCCCGCATCCGCCGGTGAGCCGAAATACCAGACGCCGTTGGAATTTGACATCCGCACTGACTGCCAGTTGGCCGGGTTCATCACGATGCCGGTCGGATAACCAGCACCGCTCGATACGACCTGCGTGATGGCAAGCGAGATGGTATTGAGCGCGTCGGTCGTGAACGCCTGAGTGCCAATGCCAGGAGTATTGAGCACGCCGAGGATTTCCGGCGTCGTGCCTGTTCCCGTGAGCAGCTTCTCGTCGATCTTGAGAAGCAGCAGCCTTCTGAGATCATCCTCGAGTACGGCACGCAGTGACGGCACATCATCGAGCGCCTGAAGCGTGACAGCCGTCCACTCGGCAATGGTTTCGATCGGCGCATCAACGGGCGTCCAGCGCGGCTGTACTTCAGGCTTGAGCGCGCCTTCTGCGATGAATGCTGGTGCGCCGGTGATCGGCATAGTTGCGCGGAAGAACCGCACCGAACTCGTTCCGCTTACTGGCACAACCCTGAAGAGGTCATAGACCGTTGGCATAGCGCCGTAGTGCGGCGGTGCGGTTGGGTCCGTGGTGCGCGGTCCGAAGTGCGAAGACATGATCGGATCGCCTGCAGCCTTGACTGTGCCGGGTACTTCGATTCGGTATGTGATGCCGTGGAAGTGACCGGCCTTAACTCGCGCCTGGTAATCCTTCGACTCGAGGAAATTCTGAAACACGCTTGGCGCTGGCTGCGCTCCAATCCAGCGTTTGAACAAGTCCGACTCAAATGCCTTGCGATCAAAGCTGATGGTGCCGGTCTTGGACGCGGTGCCATTGCCGTTGCCGTTGCCGTTTGCGAACGGAACGGTGTTGACGACTTTGGCGTCCTCTTCGGCCTTTTGCTTCTCGGCATCAATTGCGCTTTTTGCTTCCGCTGCAGCCGCCTCGAGCTGCTTGGCTGCGCTGTATTGCTTTTCGATCGTTGAGAGATCGATGTGCATCTTCTGCGCCTTCTCGATGTCTTCAGCCGTTGGCTTATCGACAGTCGTTGCAGTTACGAATTGCTCGCGCAGCGATGCGAGTTGAGTTGCAAGTTCAGATGCGTAGGGCATCGTTTGTCCTCCTGGATTCCTCGCTGCTCGCGAGTCTGAGTAGTTGAATGCGGCGCATCTCAATGCGTCGCGCTTCGAGGTCTGCATCAATTTCGACTGCCTTCACACTCGCAATGTGCGCAAGCGGATTGGCAGGCACAGTCACGATCGACACTTCGTAGAGATCCAGCTCTTTCAGTTGGCGCACACCAGCCTTCGTGTCGTATTCGTCATCCACGACGTTGAAGCCGATCGACATTGCGACCTGCTTGCCGCGCTCGAGCCGTTCGCGCATCACCTTCCTGACGAGCTGCGCTGAAGGCGTTGAATGAAACTCACCCGCTACGCGCAAACCTTCAGGTGTCTCGTGAGCGCTCGTGATGGTGCCGATTGGCTCTGTCCAGTCGTGTGCGTTTGCAAGAAAGCCGCGTTTTGGAAAGTCGTCTAGAGTCTTGAGGAAGGCACCTGGCAGGATTACATCGTTCTGGCGGTCTACGTTTGAAAATACTGCGGCCACGCCTTCAAAGCTGCCGCATTCAGTCGGCTCGCCAAGAAGCTTGCACTCACACTGGAACTCGCGCTTTTGCAATTCGTCTTGTCCTGAAAAAGCGAAAGCGCCGCCACCTTGTCCTGGACTCCTCTCCAGGAAAGGTGACGGCGCTCATCTCGTCACATTGCCGAATATGTCGGCTGCCCTAATTTTGAATTACTGCGGTGCTACGTCGCCTTTGTCCGCCTTTTCGTCGCCTTTGTCAATGTCTTTTCGTGACGGATGCCATTTCGTGCGCCGCTCGCACCCCGAACACAGCACCATTACAGGCCGCAGGAATCGGCCATTGGACATCACAATCGGCACTCCGCAGCCGTCGCAATAAATCGTGTCAAGCGTATTTGAATTGCTTTTCATAACTTCAAGCTGCAGGCGGCAGGATCACTTGCGCCGGCGCTTGTCGCGGCACCTGCGGCAGCGGCGTCTCCTCCGGCTTATCGCCCGTGTTCCTGCGATACTGGATAAAACAGCGGCAGCGCGATTGGCACTGGCTCTCGCCAATCGGCGTCACATTCTCGATTCGTTCCCACTCACTTGATGCAAGCTCCGGGCAGTCCTCGCAGTGCTCTGCACGCGGATCGAGAATGCGACGCGCCTCGAGCACGCCTGCTGCCTTCGCCGCGTTTGTCTTTGCCTGCGAGAAGGTGCGGTAAGTTGATTCTGAATACATCGCAGAGCGATTGACGAGCTGCGCGGGCGATACTTGGCCGGCTTGCAACTGCGCCGCCATCCGCACCTCGTATGCTGTCTCAGTGCGTACGCGCGTCTCGGCCAGATTCCACGCCGCAATCGTCATCGCCGCGAAGCCGCCAGTCGCGAGCACTGTGTTAACCGTATGCGATAAGGCAATCTGCTCCTGCATCTTCGCCTGGTAATCACGCGGTGAGAGCGGCCCGAGCTCGCGCGCGCGCTTGGCGACCTGAGCACGTAGAGCTTCAGGCGGTATCGCATAGACCTGCTCGGGCGTGAGCACGTCAGCTTCAGTCACGACGCGATTGATCTGCTGCCAGATCACAAGCGCAATCGCAATCGCCAGCATCTCGATGACGTGCTTCGATTCCGAATCAGCCTGCATACGACGCAAGGCCGCGTCGGAGATGACACGGCCTCGTCGATCGCGATACTGACCAGTTGCAGGATCGTAAGTGAAGTTCATTTCGCCCGCTCGCGACGCTTGCGCTCTTCTTCAGCCTCGCGCTGTTCGCGTTGCCTGCGCTGCTCGTCAGTTTCATTTGGATCACGCTGATTGCGCGGATCGTTTGGGTTGTTTGGATCCTGCTGCGGATCGTTCGGATTCTGCTGTTGTTTTGGATCTGTTGGCATTTCGATATCTCCTCTCTTGCATCACGTTGTTACTTGCAGAGAGGGGCAGGGTGAATCTGCACTCACGAGCAAAGCTATTTCTTTTTCGGCATAGGTTTCTTGAGCTTTGCAGATTTCTTTGGTGGCTTGGTTTTATCCACCGTGCTCGTCTTCTCTGACGGCTTCTTTGCCATTCGCGTCATCACCTCCCTTCAGGTTGTCTTGCCCTTGCGTCTCTGAATTTCCTTCTGTTCTTCGACCCATTCCTCGTGCGCCTTTTTCTTGAGACCTTCCGCGATGCTGTGAAGCTCTGGCCGATCTTCCGCCTTGCGATCATTCCACCACTCGATTGCTTCGGCTTCAGTTTCGGATTCGAAACCCACTGACGTTAGCCCGCATCCACAACTGACATACCAAAGTGGCACATCATCGAGTTGGAACGCAGTAAGACACTCCCCACCACACCGTGGGCAGGGTTTTAGTTGATCGCTCATCTCACCGCCTCGATTGTCCGTATCGATCGATTCCACTTCTCGATTGCGCCGATGCGCGTTGAGCAGGTCACCATATGCCTGCACATCGCACTGGAGCATCGCGCCAGGTACATAATGCCGAGGCGCACGACTTCGACTTGCGCACCGCACTTGCACGGCACTGGCGTTGCTTCGTTCATCTCACCTGCTCCGCGTCGAGTATGCCTTGCGCATCGCATTCCCATAGCACGCGCTGGCGCAGACGCTCGGCGGCGATTTCGCAGTATTCTTCGTCAATGTCAATTCCCACTGCCGTTAATGCCGCATCCTTTGCCGCACGCAATGTTGTTCCGCTTCCCATGAACGGATCAAGAATAGTTTGAGCTTCAGGAAAGAATCCAATGCACCACTTGATAAGCGCGAGAGGCTTCTGTGTTGGATGCTGCGGTTCTTCCAGTTGCAGGAATCGACGATTCAGTAGAAGCCTGCGTAAAGCACCATCCCGCGATGTATAGGCCAACTCACAGTCGGAAGTGCTTAAGTCTTGTCCCTTATCCCACACAAGCCAACCCATCGAAGGCGGGAAAATATGCGGATAGTAATTCGCGCCCCACACCACAGCATCACGCGCCTTCTCAAGACAAAGCATCAACAGCCAGTCCGATGGTGCCGCACTGTCCCATCCCTTGAACGCATAGTTTCGTCCATTGCCCTTCTTGCGCTTTGATGCTGCTGGCTTGTGTCCGTCCTTGCCGATCCCATAGGGCGGATCAGTCAAGAGCAAATCAGCCTGTGGTAAAAACGGCAACACCTCACGGCAATCACCGTGATAGATAGTCGCGTATTCATCCTGGTAATATGGCTTCACTTGATGCTTTCTGCGTCTAGTATCCCTTGCGCATCTTCCGGCCCGAACTTTTCCCACCACCCACGCAGTTCATCATACCGATCAGCAGGCTGCATCGCCTTCTCTTCGATCATCGCAGGCGCACTGGCAGTGACTGGCGCGAGATCATCACCACCCTCACCCTCGAATGCCTTCATTCCCATTGCCACGCGCGCTTCGTTCCGTGTAATCAATCCTGCATTCCACTTCATCACTTCCTTCTCGGCAATCTGCTTTTCATCAGCCTGAAGCGCCCACACATCGCTTGTATCAAACTCCACCCATTCGCCATTCGCATAGGCATACTCCGGCAACAACTGATTCGTGAGCTCCGTTGCAAACAGCTTCATCGTGGGAATCACGAACGTGTTCCACGCAGCCTCGAGCGCTGTCTTGTAGTTCGAGTAGGTTGCGTGCGTGTCGAAGTTGAAACCAAGCACGAGCCCAGGTATTCCCATCACTGCACAAACTCTCTCCTCCGGCACCACGTGCGCTTCTTTCAAGGCCATCTGCTGCGGCGAGAAACCGACGTGCGCCAGCTCCATTGGCGCTGAGAACACCGCAGGCGTTCCGGCATTTGATCCTGTGGTGGATGCCATCAATGCCGCCTTCACCCGCTCCTGGTCAATCGTGTAGACCGAATCGCTGTTCGGCTTCGGCCAGAGGAAATAGGGCGGGATGCCGCCTTTGCCGAGGACATTCTTCGAGTAGTACGTTGCGGCTTCATCGCCCAGCACTTCGTTGAGCAATGCTCTCAATGGCGACAGTCCCACGCGGTGATTTCTTGGATCCAACCCATATCGAAAGTGGATGATGTCGCTGCGCTCAACGCGATACGGCTCGCCGCTGGCCTTGACCTCGTAGTGGGAAATAAACTCGCTGTCATCGAGCGGCCACTTGGGTTCTACGTCGCTTGAATCGAGCAGCCACAGTTCCCTCAACCGTCCCAGCTTGTCGCGTCGCTTGAGGACGTAGACATTGCCGTAAACGAGCCAGTAATACGCAAACGCCTTGAGCATCGTCGCGCCGGAGTAATAGCCATTCGGCATCTCCCAAATGCGCTGCAGCGGATGATTGCGCACTGGCACCCACTGATCCTGCTCGCGCTTGTCTTCCCTCAGCACCCGCACGAGCGGCTCGGCAAACACCGTCCCTGCCCAGTTCACCGCGGCCATAATCAGCGATGACTGCGTGAGATCGAGCGATGCGCCGAGTGGCACGGCAGTCGATTGCGAAGGCCAGTCCGGCCAGAACACCTGTGCTGCGACAAACTCACGCGCTGGCCGTGGATACACCGCGATCGACGAGCCGCCGTAAGGGATGAGTTCCTTTGCCGGCCCTTTGCGAACGAACGATGTAACGCGCTCAAGTAGATTTGCCATGTGCTACACCACCGTGATTTCAACTTGCCGTTTCGAAAGCATCAAGTCAGTGAAGCCGTGAACCATTGCATCAAGCCTGTTCGGTGACTCACCGCCTGGCTCCCAGCTGCACAGCTCATCTTCGAGTTCAGGAAAGCATCCTACGTGATGCACGCGGTGCTGTTCGTAAAGCGCGCTCACCGGCTCCGCCCGCGTGAACTTGCCACGCGACGCATGCACGCCGCGATAGCTTACGCTTGCATCA